AAAAAGTATTTCAATTTTTTGGATAATTTAATTGTTTATTCTATCTCTCTCCTTCCCTTTCTTTATGTAAATGTAGGTGTAACTAACTACCACTTAGACGTTTTTTTAACGCTTATTTTGGGTCCTTGCCCGCGTTTCTTAGCACTATTGGGGTCATAAGCATCATCTTCATCGTCCGAATTTAAATCTTTGGATAAATCCCAAAATTCTTTTGACCCTAATTTGAAATCGGCGTGATGTTGGGCCTTATACCAAAATATTTGGTCATGCAGTTTATTAGATTTGGAATTATTATTAATAACTAAACATTCAAAATTTTCAGTGCATTGGTCCATGACTTGGCAAAACGATTCAAAGGTAGGAAACATACCCGCATAATTTTCCCAAATGCGTTTACGATTGGCAATATACGGTTCACGCAAGATAAATACATAATCAATATTCGTACGTAAATTAGGCGGAATACCCAGCGGATACTGCATTGTAATAATAAGCATAATTTTCCAGTGCCGCCCATTCATAAAAAGCAGTCGCATCATTTTATCTTTTGTCCAGGTGGCATCATACAAACAATCGTCTAAAATAACAAAAGCACGAGGATCAATATTACAGCGCCGAAATTGTTCCATTTCTTTTTTCACTTGTTTTAAAACTGTTTTTTGTCGTTTAAGAATATTTTCAATGATAGATGTATTGTATTCCTCGTGAATAAAGAGTTTTGGGACGTGCGAACTGTAAAACCCGTTTCCTGCTTCCGTTCCAGAAATAACTGTTCCTATAGGAATATCTTGATGATGAAATAGTAAATCTCTCACTAAATAACTTTTACCTGTATCACGACGACCAATTAAAACAACGACAGGACCTTTATTTTCATCGGGTTTAAAACTAATGTGTCGCATATCAAATTTTTTTAATTCTAACGTCATCTAATGTTTAAATTGCTTTTAGAAAATAAAGAAAACGATAAACCGCATCCGCATACAACCGTAACTATATAAAATAGTAATGAGTTAAAAAACAATTAAATTATATATAATACAAGTAATAATGGAGTTTAACTACAGAAAAGATGATAATCATAGATTATTCAAGAGTTTAGAGGAAAATTCTTCATTTGGTATTGAGAAACCTCAAAATTATATTCCTCTTTATAGCTGTTACTTTTCATTAACACCAAATAACCACAAACATATTGGCCTAAATAATCCATTACGCTTAGAATCTCTTATTTCACAAGAAACCAATAATGTTTTTGAGTGTAATATTAAAAACGATATTTCTAAAGATATTGAGAAGAAAAAAACATATTTAAAATTTAGTCCTTTATTGGATCCTTTGAAATATTTACTAGGTAAATATGATATTGAAAATAAAAATTTATTTAATTTACCCACGATTGAATCAACGTCAACTATAGATTCAACAACTATAGATTCAACAACTATAGATTCTTCTAGTTGCAATATTACTAACTGTAACCCGAAAGTAAACCATTATAATAATACTGCTTATGTTGATAGTTTTTTTACATATTTAACAAGCCAGTTAAATCATAAACATGGTTTTGTAAATGGCGTAGATTTTTATGGTTCTTTCTTGGCAATAAAAAATGATTTCCGAATTAATATTATTGATGATATTGATTATCTAAATGATTCTGGGTTTTTCAGAAAAAACAATAAAATTCTCTATGAATTAGAACATATTGATGTAGACAGTTTAAACACAGATACACGGAATTATAGAAAGAAAATTGTGATAGAGGGTAATGATCATCTAGGGGAAGAAGATAAGGATAAGGATACTCTTGTATTAAATTTATCCGATATTTGTGATTTAAATGAAATAGACACGATTGTTTTGCAAGAAATGAATAATGAACAAAATAATATTAAAGATATTAGTGAATTTGAATTATCATCGGTTGATATTGAATCAACACTAAATAATGATAAGGAAAATGTAAAAACAAAATTGCAAAGTGAGACAAGTTCTTGTTCTTCCCGAACATCAAATACATCTGGTTCTTTAAATGAAACGAATAATAATAACGGAGACAGTGATGATAATAATAACGAAGGTAGTGATGATAGTGATAGTGATAATGAAAATGACAGTGATGAATGCGATGATGATAGTGTTGAGTATGATACTATTAAGAACGATAAAAATGATAATGATTTTGAAGATTGCAGTGATAGTGAAGGAGAAGATGACGAACTTATTGCCAAAATTAAATCATTCCCTGTTCAAGTTATCTCTCTTGAACATTGTGAAAATACACTAGATGATTTAATGAATAATGGTGATATTACTGATGAACTATGGAATTCTATTGTTATGCAAATCACGTTAAGTTTAATTACCTTTCAAAATGCATTTCATTTGACGCATAATGATTTACATACAAACAATATTATGTATATTGAAACTGATACAAAGTTTTTATACTATAAAATAAATCATGTTTATTATAAAGTGCCAACCTATGGTAAAATTTATAAAATTATAGATTTTGGTAGAGCAATTTACAAGTTTCGTGGTCAAACCTTGTGTAGTGATAGTTTTGCAAAAGATGGTGATGCCGCAACTCAATACAATTGTGAACCTTATTTTAATAATAAAAAACCGAGATTAGAACCTAGTTATAGTTTTGATTTGTGTCGCTTAGGATGTGCGTTGTATGACTATTTGGTGGATGAACCCAAAACGAAAATAACGCAAATTATGTTAGAATGGGTGAAGGATGATAAGGGACGTAATATACTCTATAAGAAAAATGGTGATGAACGTTATCCTGATTTTAAATTGTATAAAATGATTGCGCGGACAGTAAGCAAACATACGCCAATGAATGTGTTACAAAATTCTTACTTTGATAAATTTATTATCCGAAAGAAAGATATTAAAAAAAATACTAAAATTATGGATATTGACAGTATTCCTTGTTATGTGTGAGTATCAGATGAATTAATTCTAGATTACTTTTGTAAATATATTAAATGATATATATACAAAACCAACTAATGTGTTTTTCGGAAACACAATCATATATAAACACTGTTCTTTTGGTAATGGGTGGATTATACGTTTACCCCAACTATAGATTATCCATCCCGTTAATATTTTTGGCGTTTAAAGATTTAATTCAAGGACTATTATATCATTATCATTCTAAAAATAATGAAAAATCTAAAAATATATTGACCTCTTTTTCTTGGATACATATTTGTTTTCAACCTTTATTTGTAAATATTTTCATGTCTCATTTTAGTAAAGAAAATATATATTATTGGAATTCTATATTTATTATTTCCTTTTTATATGGGTTGTATGCTTTAACAACATTAAATGAATTTGATATACAAAATGATCCCGATTGTATAAAGAAAAATGAAAAAAATGATTTTTGTTCCACACATACGACATCATATATGGGTAAATATCATATTGCCTATAAATTTAGTCAGGATAAAGAAAGTTTATTGTATTCTTCTATTTATCCAATTCTTATGTTTGTTCCAGCACTTTTTACAAAATCTAGAATATTGGGTATTATCTGGGCAGTATTTGTTGGTAGTATATATCTATTTTTAAATACTATTGGCGATGGCGAACAAGCAGCGATATGGTGCTTTTTATCAATACTATGCTCTTTACCCATATCAATATTTCATAAAAGGGTATCAAAATTATTATTTTAAACCATTTTACATTTCACTCTCCTCACACTATTTTATATAGAGTAAATATATGAATCATGAAACACTCGCACAATAATCACAATAATCACAATAATCACAATAACCACAATAATCATTATACTATCATGTTTTTTATTATGATTTTATCCGGGTTATTATCTACCATGAATATGTGGGTAGATAAATACGAGGATATAAGATTTAGTATGAATGATGCGTATATGATTTTGTTAATGACTGGATGGATGTTTTTGTTTATGGGGATTGTCTATAAAGACAATAATGTTATTTTAATAGGCATTACATTGGTAGCCATCAATCTATATTGCATTAGACATCAGGTTTTAATAACCGAAACTCAATATAAGTTGGGTATGATACCGCATCATTCTATGGCAATTCATATGAGTAAAAAATTAGTAGAAAAAGAAAATAGTATCCCCGCCTTTATTCAAAGTATAATAAAAACACAAGAGGATGAAATCTTGTTTTTGAAAAAGTAAGTAAAAAAATACATTAAAAATACAAAATAAAAAAGTCCGAAGACCCCTTTTCTTTTTTTTTAAATCGTTTATTCGTTTATTCGTTTATTCGTTTATTC